TTGGGTTCTACTATTAATAATAATGTTTTAGAATTATTATCTACAGTAACATCTCAATTTACTAGTAATCCAGATTTTAATTTTGATGATAGTATTAATTATTTAACTGAATTATTACCAACACAAACTGATACAGAATTATCAGGTATAATTTCCGCTATTATTGATGGAAGTTCAGCAGGTAATATTACTTCAATTAATGATATTATCGATACTATTAAATCCGCTTCAGTAACAGATTTATCTTCTATATTATCCTCAAATAATATTATAGATAACCTTCTAAATCAAGTTGGCAGTTTCGATTCAATATTATCAGGATTAGATATTGGAAATCCCCTTGCTGATCTTGGATTTCCGGTTGAAGAATTGTTATCTGATTTGAATAGTTTTGCTAGTATTGCTGATAATTTTTCAGATACAGTTGATTCATTCAGTGATAACAATTTTGTTACTAATTTGACAAGTGGTATATTGTCATCTGCAACTTCTTTATTAACCAGTGAATCGGATACTTTATCTGGAATCGTTGATGGATTGATTGGTGATAAATTAGATATATTATCTAGTGGTACTGATATTATTAATTCTCTTAGTGGGTTTTTGGGAATATCTGCTGAACAAATTGATCCAGTTGATTTATTCTTTTCTGTTAGTTCAAATGTTGCTAATCTTTTAACTGGTGGATTTTCAGTAGCATCATTATCGGGTGAAGGTGGTTCTAGTGGTATTGTTACTATTAGTTCACAAGATACTACTACTATTAAAGAATTAACCTCTGTTGATTTTCAAATAGAAGGTGGAACACCACCAACTAAAGGTGTTTACGGTGGACCTAATTTTGCTGGCGCTTCTCCTGTTTTAACATTTCCTTCTGTCGATATGAGTCAATATGAAGGCGGTTCAACTTTACCTCTTAATACTACAATACCACCTTCTGTTAAAATTAGTGGTAATGCTTCTGCAAATATTGAAATATTACTATCTGCTTGTGAAAAATATGGATTAACAACAAACGAACAAAAAGCGACTTTATTAGCAATTGTTGGTGGTGAATGTGCTTGGAATCCTACTGAAGAATCTTCACAATATAGCAATCCTAAAAGGTTATGTCAAATATTTCCTTCTACATTTAAAGGTGATATTAAATTAGCAGAACAATTTTCTAATTGGGATGGAGGAAAAAAAGGAACAAAATCTGAATTTTTTGATTTTATATATGATCCTGCTAATAATGGTAGAAGATTGGGTAATATTATTCCTGGTGATGGTGGAAAATATTATGGTAGAGGATTTATACAATTAACTGGTCGCGCTAATTATGAACGATATGCAAGATTATCTGGATATGATATTATTAATGAACCAGATTTACTAATTAATGACCCAGTTATATCTGCTGAAATTGCTGTTATTTATTTTCTTGATAGAGTAAAACACGCCACACCAACCGCACATCCACAATATTTCTACGCCGCAAAGAAAGCGGTGGGTAATAATTCTCCAGATATTGCTGCTAGAAAATTAGCATATTATGAACATTTTTATGGTATTAAAACACCTGAATCTTATGGATATACTAATAAAGAAGCGGGTAATAGTCTTAGTAATTATTCATATTTTGGTGGGTTAAATGGTGTTACTTCTGGATTACCTTTAGATGTAGGTTTTCGCGATCCACATAATAAATATCCATTAAAAAGATATTTAAATGAACCTGATACTAGTAGGTTAGCAAGAGGAGTAATAAAAGAAACTATAGTACAATTAAAGGAATCACAAAGAACTATTGGTGTTCCTATTGCTATAGATGGAAGACATTGGGATCAACCTACAGTTCCTTATGGTGCAAAATATCCATATAATTATGTAGAAGAATCTGAATCTGGACATTATAGAGAAGTAGATGATACACCAGGATATGAAAGATTACATACTTATCATAGATCTGGTACTTTTGAAGAAATTGATGTTAATGGTACAAAGGTTACAAAAATAGTAGGTGACAATTATACTATTTTGGATAGAAATGGTTTTATTAGTATTAGTGGTGATGCTAATGTTACTGTTACTGGTAATATTAATATTATGTGTCAATCAGATGCTAATATAGAAGTCACTGGTTCTGCTGAAATGAAAATAGGAGGAAGTTTAGATATTGGTGTCGCTAGAGATATGAATATTGCTGTAGAGGGTGATTTTTCATTATGGGCAAATGGTAAAATGAATTTACAATCTAAACAAAATGCCAATATTAGAACTGATAATAATATGTTTTTATCTTCTAATATTGATACTCATTTATTATCTGAAAATGATATGTTCTTTGAAATAAAGAATAATTTTAATAAAGTAATTCATAATACATCAAAAACAGATTGTAAATCCCATCATTTTCTAACTGTTGGTGGAGATTTGAAAAATGAAACTTTTAGTAATTATTCTTTATATACTGGTGGCAAAATCTCTAATCAATCAGTAGGTATTTCCGAATTTAAATGTTCTGGTAATTTTAATGTAGATGCTGAAGAAATTTATTTAAATAGTCAAAAAGCACAAATTATTCCTACATTGCAAAAAGAAGGTGGAGAATTAGGTTCTATTTATACGGGTAATTCATATTTTGATTTTGGACAAGGAAAATCTTATGAAGAATTATTATCATCTACTATTGCTTATAGTGGGTTATATTCAAAAACCACACAAAATGCTTTACCTACTATTAAATCATTAGTTAATGGTATGGTTCCACCACAACTAGGAGTACCGTTATATCCTTCTTATACTCCATTAGTATCGCCACCATTATTGGGAAGTGATAAATATTTATATGAATTACCTGATGAAGGTTCTACACAAGCGGCACAATTACATATTAAGGATATGACTGCTCAACATGGAAAAAGTAATACATTTCAATCATTAACTGCTGAACCTACGAAATCTGGTTCTGGTAATCCTACATTACCATCAATGTTTTCTGGAACTGCATTTGAATATACTGCTGATTATAAATTATCAGAACATTTTACATTGGGAATGATGTTTGATGGTGGTTTCAATGTAAGACATAAATTGATTTCTCAAAATGGATTGACTGTTGACCAGATAGTAGAAAATTTATCATCTCTTTGTGTTAATATTCTTGAGAAATATTTAACTGTATTACCTAATGGAATACAGGGTTATCGTAAAGATTGGACAATAACTTCAGGATATAGAATGGGTATTAATACTTCTGATCATTCTAGGGGATGTGCTTGTGATATTTCTTTATTAGGAGGAAGTGATATGAGGGAACAACATTTTGAATTGATTAAACAATTAGAACCGGTTGTTGCTTATGATCAATTGATTCTTGAATATAAAGGATTCAGTACCTCATGGATTCATACAGGATTTAGAGGTGATGGAAATTTACATGGAGCAAGGTCATCTAATAGATTTCAATCATTTACTATGGTTAATCACAAAATGTATAATAACAGTAAGTTCATATTGGTAGCATAATATGCCAAAGTTCACTAGACAATATAGAGATATAGATTATAATTTTAAACCCAATTTAGGAACGGGTGATATTTATAAAAAACACAATGATAATGCTATTAAACAATCATTAAAATCTTTAATATTAACTAATCATTATGAAAGACCATTTCATCCAGAAATAGGTTCAAATATACCAGGTTTATTATTTGAACCTTTCAGTCCAATACTAAAAATTCAAATAGAAAAAGAGATTGTTAATATTATACAGAATTTTGAACCTAGAGTTAGATTAGAATCTGTAAAATTGATTATGAGGCCAGATGAACATGAAATTGATGTTACTATTTACTTTGTCATTGTTAATACACTAATCCCTTTACAAGTAGATTTCATTCTTAAAAGAACACGATAATGACTAAGAAAATACACACCTCAGAATTAGATTTTGATTTAATTAAATCAAATTTAAAAGCATTTTTACGGGAACAAGAAGAATTTACAGATTATGATTTTGAAGGATCAGCATTATCTGTTTTACTTGATGTACTCGCTTATAATACACATTATAATGCTATATATCATAATATGTCCGTCAATGAATCTTTTATCGATTCCGCTTCAAAAAGAAATAGTGTAATATCAAAAGCAAATGAATTGGGATACCTTCCAATTTCTTCAACCTCAGCAAAAGCAATTGTAAATTTAACAATATCTAATAATAACTTTAATGCTCCTGAATTTTTTGAAATACCTAGATATTCATCTTTTATTACTACTATTGATAGTACTTCATATACATTTTATAATACTTCAAATAGGATTGCTTATAAGTCAAATGGACAATATTTATTTAGTAATCTTGAATTAATTGAAGGCAGGTTGTTAACATATCAATTTACTTATAATCCGGGTTCAAGATATATTATACCTAATCCAAATGTTGATATTTCTACTATTGAAGTTATAGTAAGAGAAAATCAACAATCATCAATAACAGAAACTTTTAATAAAGTGGGTTCTATTATTGATTTAAATGAAACTAGTCCAATATATTTTACCAGAGAAATAGAAAATAATCATCATGAATTAATTTTCGGTAATGGTGTTATTGGTAAAGAATTGTCTGTTGGTAATGTTATTGAAATATCTTATCTTGTGAGTAATGAAGATATTCCTAATGGTGCTAGAAATTTTACTTATAATGGTTCTGTACCTTCAGGTTCTACTGTTTATGTGAGTACCGTAAAATCTGCATCAGGTGGTTCTCAACCTGAAGATATAGATTCAATCAAATGGAACGCACCTAGATCATATACCGCCCAAAATAGATTAGTAACGGCAGAAGATTATAAATCTATTATCAGATCAATGTATTCTGGAGTTCAATCAATCAATGTTTGGGGTGGTGAAGATAATGTTCCACCTGTTTACGGAAAAGTCTTTATTTGTTTATTATTAGAGAATAAAACTTTAACTGATGAAATTAAACAAGAAATACTTACTAATATTATAAACCCAAGAAAAAATCTGACTACTTTACATGAATTTGTTGAACCTGAATATATTGATATTCAATTAAATACTACGGTTTATTATAATCCTTATTTAACATCATTAACAAGTAATCAGATTGAATCTGTTGTTAGACAAACAGTTTTGCAATATCAATCCGATAATTTAGATAAATTTGATTCTAAATTTAAATTTTCTACCTTATCTAAATTGATTGATAATTCTGAAGAATCTATTTCTAATAATATTACTACGGTTAGAGTACATTATAATATACCAGTATCTTATAATTATGCTAATACTTATAATATTAATTTTAGAAATCCTATTTATAAATCTGTAGCAGACATATCAATATTATCAACAGGTATCTATACAACAGATTCCAATAAAATATCTTATATTAGAGATATACCGCAAAGTGATGGTTCTGGTATATTGGAATTATATTATTATAATGGTGTTAATAAGATTAAGATTAAAAATGTTGGAACAGTAGATTATGAAAACGGTATTATTACTATATCTGATTTAGAAATTACAGGATTATATAAAACAGATTTTAAATTAAGTATTAAACCTAAATCTAATGATATTATTTCTTTTAATAATCAAGTATTATCTATAAAGGACAATTTATTACAAATAACTCCTGTTATAGAATCAAATAAACCTTATAAATTCGCTTCAAGTAGATCATAATGAATATCTCATTAGTCGTCAATAATCAATTACCCGATTTTGTTAGATCTGAATATGATACTTTTGTATTGTTTATTAAAAAGTATTATGAATGGTTAGATACAGAATTTCCTTATGATATTGGTGATATAGTCAGTTTTCACAATTCACCTGAAGAATATAAAAAATATTTCTATAAATATCTTGATGTTTTTAATATTTTTAGACAAGCAGTACCTTTTGATGAAAAATATATTTCATATATCACTCAATTATATCTATCAAAAGGTACTGAACAAGCATTAAAATATATTATTAAATCAGTTCATAATACTAATGTAGAAATAAATTATCCTTATAATCAAGTATTAATACCATCATCTGGTGAATGGAATCAATTATCTTTTATAACTTGTTTTACTTTATTTGGATCTATACCCGATACTATTAATGAAGTTATTTTAAATTTGGGTGTCGATTCTGTTGAAATTAAAATATCATCATTTGAAGTATATAATAATGAATTACGATTATATTATAATATAAATGAAGATTTTGATATTAATTTAGTAGAAAATGTTCAAATATATGATACTGATACTTTATTATATGTGGGTAATATTATACCTTCACCATCCTATTTAAGAATATTAGATGGTGGTCAAGATTGGTCAACAGGTCAAGTTATTATATTTCCTGGTGCTATTAGAAATACTATTGCAAGAGTAGAATCTATTACAACAGAAGGTTCTATTAAAAATATTTCTATTGTCGAATATGGATTCGGACATTCTGATGGTGATTTTTTAATTATTTCACCATATAAAACAAAACCAGCAACATCAGGAACATCTTTAACATCTACTTTAATATCAGTTAATCCTTTATCATACCATTATGATTTATCTATTGAAGATAGAATTATTGATATTGTTGATATATCAACAGGACTTTATACTGGATCTAACCCAAATCAATATTCTTTAGAGAATTATGCGTCAAATATAAATATTACAGGTGATATTGTTTCTAATTATTATAACGCTTCTAAAGTATTCAATAATATATCACAATCTTATGAAGAACCAAATTCTGCCGATTTCTTTGATCCTAATTTATCATTTGAAACTTGGCAAAATTCAAGAGCGGTTTTAGAATTTAAATTTGAACAAAATGCAAATTTAAAAGGTAAATATGTATCTAATGGTGGTCATTTATCAGATGATTATATTAGATTACAGGATAATTATTTTTATCAGAAATTTTCTTATGAAGTAGAGAGTAGTGTAAATTATGATGTTTATGATGACATCGCAAAATATTGTCATCCTGCCGGTAGAAAACGATTCAACAAATATATATTAGAAAATGTTGTTTCATTTACTATTTTAGGTGAAACTAATTTACCATTTAAGTCTATTGGATTATTAGATATTACTAATTTATCCGATACTCATTACTTTACAATTAATAAATCAATTAATGAAGAACAATTATTATCAACAGAAGATTTATTAATGAATCTTGATAAGATTTTACCTGATGAAACTATAAATATCACTTCAACTGATACGGAATCTTATATTATAGAGTCTTATGGTGATGGTACATGGGATTCAGAAATATATGCCAGTTATGTTCACAAATTAACTCTAGGAGTATAAATGTTTTTCGATAAATTAAATGCAA